AGTGACTGAGCATAGCGGGCGTTTAATAGATAACAAATTTCTCCCAGTTATAAACCCCGCTATGCTTTCCTTTAAACCCGAAGCAAGAAGAACATGGGAAGAATCATTGAAGAATATAATAGGATATATAGATGGTAGTTTAAAACCTGTGGAATATTCAACAGAAAAGTTCAGGGGGATAGATAATAAGGCAGAAGCAGTAGAATATTTAAAAGTAGCAATAGAATCAGATTGTGAATATATAGCCTGCGATACAGAAACAACAGGCTTATTTCCAAGAGACGGACATATATTAGGTATTAGCTTATCTTATGAAGAAGAGGCAGGAGTATATATTCTAACAGATATTATTGATGAAGAAGTAGAGCAATTATTACAGTACATTTTCTGGCATAAAATAATAATATTCCATAATGCTAAATTTGATTTAGCTATGTTGGAGTATCATTTTAATTTTACTTTTGCAAGAGTAGAAGATACAATGCTAATGCATTATTTATTAAATGAGAATCCAGGTACTCATGGTCTAAAACAATTAGCTATGAAACATACTAAATATGGTGATTATGAAAAACCATTATCGGAATATATTGATACTTATTGTAAAAGAAATAGAGTACTAAAATCACAATTTAATTGGGGTATGATTCCTTTTGATATAATGCAAGTATATTCAGCTATGGATGCTGTAGTTACTTTCTGTATATTTAAACTATTTAAAGAAGCTCTCGCTAAGAACCCAAAACTAGAAAAGGTTTATAATAACTTATTAATTCCAGGTATGTTATTTTTAAAAGATTGTCAAGATACAGGAGTTCCTTTTGATAGAAAAAGATTAGAACTTGCTCAGAATTTAATGGAAAAAGAAATACAAGAAGCTATTGATAATCTTTATAATTTTAAAGAAATAAAAGTATTTGAGAAAGGACAGGGTAAAGATTTTAATCCAAATAGTACAGTTCAATTACGAAGTTTACTATTTGACTATATTGGTTTAAGACCAACAGGAAAGAAAACAGGCACAGGAGCACATAGTACTGATGCAGAAGTGTTACAGAAATTAGGAGCAGAACATGAAGTACCACAATATATTCTCGATATACGACAGAAATCAAAGATCAAGAACACATACCTCGATAAAATTATACCACAGCTTGACAGAGATAGTAGGCTTCGTACTAACTTTAATTTGCACTCTACTACTTCAGGCAGGTTATCTTCTTCTGGTAAGTTAAATATGCAACAAATACCTAGAGATAACTCAATTATTAAAGGTTGTATAAGAGCAAAAGAAGGTAATAAAATAGTAGCTATGGATTTAACAACTGCAGAAGTATATGTTGCTGCAGCCTTATCTGGTGATAAGAATTTACAACAAGTATTTAGAAGTGGTGGTAATTTCCATAGCTCTATTGCTAAATTAGTTTTTAAATTACCTTGTAATGTAGAAGACGTAGGAAATATGTATAGCTTAGAAAGGCAGGCAGCTAAGGCTGTTACTTTTGGTATTATGTATGGTGCAGGAGCTATGAAAATATCTCAACAAGTATCTTCAGATGCAGGTTCTTATTTTTCTGTAAAAGAAGCACAAGAAGTTATTAATGATTACTTTCATCAGTTTCAGGATTTAAAAAAATGGTTAGAACATTGTAAAAACTTTATCGAAGCAAATGCTTTTATATATTCTACCTTTGGAAGAAAAAGAAGATTAGAAAATGTAAAATCAGCAGATAAAGGTATTGCTAGCCACGAAGTACGGTCGGGTATTAATTTCTTGGTACAATCTGTGGCTAGTGATATTAATTTAGCGGGTGCAATAGATATGCACAATTATGTTAAGAAACATAGTTTAAAAGCTAAAATATTCGCATTAGTTCATGATTCAGTATTAGCAGAAGTTCCAGAACATGAAGTAGATCATTATTGTAAAAAACTAAAAGGATTTATGCAATTTGATAGAGGAGTTTATATTGAAGGATGTCCTGTAGGATGTGACTTCGATATAGCAGATGATTATTCAAATGGAAAATTTGAGAAACAATATGGAAATTTAATGATATGAAAGAAGTAGAAGTAAAACATAATATATATACTGTAACATGGTGGATTAAATGGGTTAGTAGTATTATAATATTAATGGCTATGATAATTCGTGCTTCACAGCTGAGTCCTTTTTACGATAATGTATTATCACTTCTAGGTTGTATAGGATGGTTAATAGTAGGTATGAGATGGAGAGATAGAGCAATTATGATATTAAATACTGCAGCAGTTATAATATTATCTTTGGGAATTATAAACACGTTAGTGGGAATCATCTAACGAATTAAGGGAATTTATGAAAAACATGGCAGAAATAGTTATATTCCTACTTTTATTTATAGTAGTACAAATATTATGGTACGAGAGCCTACAATGAGCTGGTCAATGGAAAAATTATTTCATTTTACTTGCGATAAGTGTAAGATGTGGTGGAGTATTGCAACTACTAATATGATAATATATAATAAGGAATTTTACTGCCCTTGGTGTTCTCATAAACAAAAGCATAATAGAATTAATGATGAAAATACATAAGATAAAATTTCCAATTTATGTTATAGGCACAGAAGAAATAGAAGAAAGAGATGGAGTTTTATTCGCAGATCATAAAGTTGTAGATGATAAAAATATGAGTGGAGATACATTAGGTGTACGAAGATTACAAACAAGTTTACCTAATTTATACCCATTAAAATATATGTTGGAAGCTATTCCTAACTTAATGAGACATAGGGGATATAATTATATAGATAATGAAGGGACTCTATTTAGTTATATGAAAGAAACATTTTATCCAATGAAATATCATAAGATAACAGCAGTAGATAAAAAAGATACAGTTTCATTACTATGGTTAGAAGATATTAACTTTCCAATAGAAGTACCAAGACCACCAGCAATAGACTATAGATGGGCTGCAGTAATTTATAGAAATAACGTACCTTGGTTTTTTTATGAATACTCAACTGAATGGAAAAAAGACACAAAGAGAAAAGTATGAAACATTTAAAAAAATATTGGTATATATACATAGTATTAATGTTAATGTTATGTTTAGAGGCTATGTTTCAGGTATACGGATAGTAAAAATATGATAACAATAAATAATTTAATTTTTATGGGATCTATGATAGGATTCGGAGTACTAGTACTAATACTAGTAAATTGGAAATGATAGAAGTAATAACATCATTATTAATAAAACATTTTCTAGCAGATTATGTTTTTAATCCTGCTTATACCGTGCCTGTAGATAAACATATATATGGAGGAAGGGGAGGATTAGAACATACTGCTATGCATATGTTCTGGACTTTTGTATTACTAGTGTGGGTTCTACCTATACAAACTGTATGTTATGCTGCATTATTTGATGGGTTTATACATTATCATGAAGATTGGATTAAGACAAAGTATTTATATAAAAGAAAAGGTTTATCAGAACAATTTAGAAGATGTATAACAGGTTTTGATCAATTAGTGCATATGCTAACATATGTGGCGATAACATATTTTGTAACATGAAAGCAGTATTAAGTAATAGAATTTATCTCACAGTAGATGAAAGATTAGAGTCTATAATAGATAAACAATTAACTTATAAGATACCTTCTTATAAGCCCTTAGATCCACCTCAAATTATAAAAAATATGGGATTTGTGAGAACAGGATTAATAACCATGCCTGTAGGTAGATTGGATTTAATTCCTGCGAATTATGAAATTGTTGATAAAAGAATGACAGTTCCAGTAGAGTTTCCAGAGTTTAAATTTGAACTAAGAGAAAGTCAACAAGCAGTATATAATGAAGTAGAAGATAATTGTATAATAAATGCTTGGGTTAGTTGGGGTAAAACATTTACAGCATTAGCTATCGCAGCTAAACTTAAACAGAAAACCTTAGTTGTAGTACATACTTTAGCATTAAGAACTCAATGGGAAAAAGAAGTAGAAAAAGTATTTGGTATTAAAGCAGGAGTTATTGGTAGTGGAAAATTTAATATTGATAGTCCTATTGTAATAGGAAATGTGCAATCTCTATATAGAAGGATTCCAGATATAATAAATCAATTTGGGACAGTAATACTTGATGAGATGCATCATGTTAGTAGTCCAACATTCGCAAGAGTAATAGATAAATCACTAGCAAGATATAAGATAGGATTGTCGGGAACGATACAAAGGAAAGATGGAAAACATGTGGTGTTTAGAGATTATTTTGGACAAAAAATCTTTACACCACCAAAAGAAAATTATATGACTCCTAGTATAAATGTAATACATTCAGAGATTAGATTTATGGATGGAGCAAATATTCCTTGGGCTAGAAAGATTAATCAATTAGCATGGAACGAGGAATATAGACATACAGTAGCAATGATAGCAAGTGCTTATGCTGCTAAAGGTCATAAGGTTTTAGTAGTATCAGATAGAGTTGATCTACTAAAGAAATGCGCTGAACTCAGCGGAGATAAAGCATTGGTTATTACAGGAGAAATCCCCCATGCAGAAAGACCTAAAATGATGAAAAGAATTGATACAGATAAGGATATACTATATGGAACTCAATCTATTTTTTCAGAAGGTATTTCACTCAACTCTTTAAGTTGTTTATTATTAGCAACGCCTGTTAATAATGACCCACTATTAACACAGTTAATAGGCAGGGTTATTAGAGAAGAGGAAGGTAAAAAAGATCCTGTAGTAATTGATATTAACTTAGTAGGTAAGACGGCACGCAGACAAGCTAAGAATAGGTTAGGGTACTATATGAAACAGGGATATGTTATTAAACACCTTTAAAAATTTAGTTCTTGACAGAGTGTCATTTTTTTGGTATAATATATGATACAATATAATTGGAAAAAGATAAAAGAAGTAACCAATGGAATCTCTACAGAGGTTCTATTAGTAATACACACGCTTACTTACAATCTGACTCCCAAAAATTATCGTGATCCATTATATAAATATTGGAACAAAAATTGGTTTGGATTCTCTTTTCTGGTTAATCCAGAAGCTATATTTGAACACAGACCAGAATACTCCGAAAGAGAGTGGATAGAGTATATAACTTTAGCTAGTTATAGAAATGTCAATCTCTTTAACGATAACGGAGAGACAACACTAGACCTCAAACACTCACCAGTGGGCGAGGACATTATAAAAAACAACAGACTACTGAAAGTCGAAAATAATAAAGTAAGATTTCGATATGAAGAAGTCACTCAAATAAGGAGAAAATAATGGCTATAAAATTTGGTCAATTAGAAGGTAAAGCAAAAAAATCAAGTATTAATCAATTTGCTTACCGAGACGGAGATAACGTAGTAAGAATGGTAGGAGATATCCTTCCTAGATACGTTTATTGGATTAAAGGCGAAAACGCTAAAAATATACCTATGGAATGTTTATCATTCAATAGACAAACAGAAACTTTTGACAATGCGGAAAAAGATTGGGTACGAGCATACAATCCTGAAATGAAATGTGGATGGTCTTATGCAATTCAATGTATAGACCCTGCAGATGGACAGGTTAAAGTTTTGAATTTGAAGAAAAAGTTGCTTGAACAAATCATGCTAGCAGCTGAAGACCTAGGTGATCCTACGGATCCAGAAACAGGTTGGGACATTTACTTCAAAAGGGTTAAAACTGGACCAATGGCATTTAATGTCGAATATCAGTTACAGGTCTTGAAATGTACAACAAGAGCCTTATCAGAAGATGAAATGGCATCTATTGCAGAACTTAAGTCAATGGACGAAGTTCTACCAAGACCAAGTGCAGAAGCACAAAAAGAACTCTTAGATCGAATCAGATCTCAAGGGAACGAAACACCTGCTGAGGTGTCTAAGGAATTTGATAATCAGGGAACTAAGAACCCGTGGTAAACAGAATCCTATTCACAGCAGACTGGCACTTGAAACTGGGACAAAAAAATGTTCCAGTTACTTGGGCTAAAAATAGGTTTAATCTGTTCATTGAGCAGATAAAAGAGTTAGAAAACGAAGCAGATTTACATATTATTGGTGGTGATTTATTTGATAGAGTACCATCAATGGAAGAATTAGAGTTATATTTTAAGTTTATAAGTAATGTTGGCATTAAAACTATCATATTTGATGGCAACCATGAGGCTACAAGAAAGGGGAAAACATTTTTTACTCAGTTAAAGAGTGCTACAACCAGACTCAATCCTTTAGTAGAAATCGTTGACGATATTTACAAAGGGGAACAGTTTGGTATCCTTCCCTACCGTGAGCTACATAGGAAGTGGCACATTACACAATTTAACAATAGGCAACCGCTATTCACTCATGTTAGGGGAGCGATACCTCCTCACGTAAATCCTGAAATAGACTTGAAGAGGTTT